ACAATAATTTAGTTCCGTTGCCATCTGCCGCGGCGGCATTTTGCAAAACAACTGGCCCACTATTCGACGATTTCATCTTGCACCTTCTTTGGCCGGCCTCGCCGGATTATCTTGTCCTCAGTCTCGATGCTCGTTGTCACGTACACCTCGTCTTTGGCAAGAACAGGCTCAAGCGCCATCCAGCTGCCAGGAGAATCAGTGGATAATGCTTTCTCAAGCTCGGCGTTATCCACGGTATCTCCGGCTTGCCAAGACCCGAGGCTGCTCTTGTATGCGCTGACACATCTCAACATTAAATGCCGTCCAGCTCTTGCAATATATAAACCGACACAAGCAGGTCCGAAGTTGTTCCGTTCCAGGTCGCGCCCGTCGTGATTCCGATTCCTACTCTATCACCAGCCCTCAACGTTACTTTGCCACGTGGGATCTTCACCATGCCAGCTGCTAGCGTGGTGATAGCTGTCGAAAAGTTTGCGTTCTTTGTGTTGTTTACAAACACGTGTACCGTCAGAGTTCCAACGGTTGCGGCGGCGCTTAGGTCTGAGACAACCGCGCACAATTCACCATTGAATGGCACCGTAATATTAGTGACTTGATTCGATGCATCATTCAGACGAACGTCAGTCTGGGAGGCTGTGACGTTCGCTTGAAAGAAATTCTTACAGACCATCTGACCTTTGGCGAGCTCTCTTGTAATTTGCATAGCACCCTCCTTAAGGCAAAGCCGGGGTCTCCCCCGGCCTGCCGATCTCCTTACAAGTTGATGTTGTACAAAACGTCTGCGAACTCGATGCCTGATGCAGCGCCCGTAGGGCTGAACCGACCGAGACCCATACGCAGGCTGTACACGATGCGTGATTGATCGGAACCGATCAAACGCTCCGTCTCAACCTTCACGCGACGACGCCAGCCAGCCTTGAGCCCGCGCATGTTCGCGCAGACAACTTGACCGCGGGTGTTGTTGGCTGCTGTGTTTGAAACCTTGCCGTCTGCCTCGGTGAGCGGCATCGCCATCGATGAAATTAGCGGATTGCGACCGATGCGCGCCAACTCGCCAGTGAGGATGGTCGCACCCGGACCATACTTGTCAACGGTCAGCACTTCATCAAGCTGACCAATCAATTCAGCAACGTGTGGGCTCGTGATATAAACGACGTCCTCATTGTTAATCGGGTGACCCCAATCAACAAAGCGAGTGGTGTCGATCATGCGGTTCAATTGACCGCGCAAAGCAGTGTATGAAACCGCGCCACCGAGCGCCAAGCTGTTTGCGGTGTTGTCGACAATACCAGCGTGACGCAAACCGTCGAACGCCAAGTAATGCTTGGTGTCAGCCGGGTCGGCATCATCCAAATTGATATTTCCCGTCGCGGCGTTGGTCGTGTCGCCGTTCAAAATCAAGCTATCGCTGTAGTGTGCAATAGCCAAAGCCGCTTGACGACGCAAGAACGGGAGGAATGGGATGATCGAATCCTCTTCAAGCTCGCCGCTCCACACTTGATGGATGACGAACTTTTTGGCGTCAACCTGCACGCGCTGTGAGCCGGTTTTGCTCGTTGCATATGGTGTAGTGAACGCCGTTGCGCCGGAGCTTTCACCAACGAACAGCATCTCGGGAATGTCCACTTCAACCGGCAAATAGGCCGTTGGAGCCGTCATTTCGAATGTATCCACAAGGCTGAAAACGCGAGACAAAGGACGTGCCGCTTCCCACAAGTCAGCAGCGTACTGAGCGCCCATCAACTGCAAACCAAAACCGGTTTCGGCGCTATCCATCGCCTTGGCGTAGGCCTCGAGTTCAGCCTTGTTGGCCATGCCCTTGCGGACGCGCGGGAAAAGGTTGTCGAGCGCCGTACGGTCGTAGGCCTTTACCAGGCTCTCATCCATATAGGTCGCTTTGCTAACCGCAGCAAACGCATTGGCAAGCTCGCTTGACGGCCCAGGGCCCATCCCGGCATTCTTAGCAGCGGTCGTGATGTCGTATAACATCTCGATGTCGCTCGCGCTCAAGTTGTGACGCGCGAACTTGGAGCCCACCAATGCCGGGTCGGCAGAACCAAAACGCATTTTGCGGTATTCGTCTGCATTATCGTGCTGGGCGTTTTTGACTATACCCTCGGCAATTTCCTTGACCTGTTTCTCGGTCAAGTTGCTGTTCTGAATTGAATCCAGCCGCGCCGCGACATCGCGGAGCAAGCCTTCGAGCTGGCTATTGTCCATTTTCCCTTCCTCCTACGAAGCGCGTGAGCGCGTCTACCACGCCTGCCTCTACCTTGTATTCCTCTGGCTTACAGGCTTCTGCCATAGGCTTTTGCACGGGCTCATCACCCATCGCGGAATCAATCACCCCTTGAATGGCGTCAATCGCCGCTTGCAACTTTTCAAGATTAGCACTCGAGATAACACGACCGGCCTTCTGCTCGATCGCACCACCGTTGTTACCGATCACGTCGTCACCCTCTTCGGTCTCCTGCTCTTCATCCGGCTCGGCGCTGCGGATGCGTACCGCGTCACGATTAGCCGGGACGGCCACCAGGCTGATTTCCAACAACTCAGCTTGTGTATGCGTTAGCGGTTGACCAGCCCCACCGGGACGGCGAGCCAGTGAGCGGAACCCGACACTAACCGTGCGCAGGAACCCAGTGTTGACAAGCTCTTGTGCGCACTCGCCCTTCTCGGTATCGGCAAAGATGATGTCGGCTTCGAGGGCGTCACCGATCACCTCCACCCGTACGGCCCGCCCGATCACGTCCTCAATCGAGTCATACTTGTGACTGTCCAGCACCACCGGATTGGCACGATAAGAATCCAAGACCCAGCCGGTCTGGTCTACGATTTCATTCTGGCGGTCGACGCTCGCCGTGGAGGCTCGAAAGGTATACACCCTCGCGCCTTCGGTCTCGACAACGTCAACGTATTGTGCTTTAACAACGAGCATTTACTTGCCCTCCGTAAACCGTTGTAGTTTGGCAATGGCATCGGCGTCAAGCATCCCGCGTGCTTCATCCTCATCGAACACCCATCCGATGGCACACCGGCAATTGATATCCTCTTCAGGTAGGCCAATTTGGCCAGGCGCTTGCCCGCCTCCACCGCCCACCATAAAGTCATCATCCAGCGGGATCGGGCTCTCTTGATACTGCGTGTGCGCCTCGATGTGGCTGTCTCGCGTGCGTTGGTCAAGCGCTGCTATCCACGTTTTTTTCGAGTCCACCCCGCTTTGCTTGGCGCCCAACAATGCCCCACCGTTCAGCGCGCCTATCGTTTCAGTCCGCGCGATGGTCTCGGCACTCGACCGAATCCGGTCGCCCATCACTTGCTGCACCAACTCCTCAATCTCCGGTATCGTCTTGCCGCTGTTGATTGCATCAGTGATGCCCTCACGCAATTGGTTCCACGTGGTCTCGTTGACCTGTTCGGCAAACCGCTGTGTGCGTCCCATCAAGAATCGATTGCCATCAGGCGTGTCAAGATTGAATCGAGCATCGACGTTTAATTGATTGAATGCATCCGCGCCACCGGCCTCGGCAGCATCCTGAATCTGGCCCATCAGGCGGTCTGCAAACACGCTCTGCCAGTAGTCACCATCCCACAATGCATCGATGTCATCAGGCGTCAACGCCTTGCTCGCGCGCTCATCTGCCTTGTCCATCTGGCTCACCAAGCGCTCAGACCAATCACGACCTGGCTCGCCGCCCCAAAGCAGAAACGCGACATATCCGGGTGTCTCTTCACCATCTTTGTCCCAACCTGTCACCTTGTCGCTCGCGTGCCGCGCGTGCCAGGCTCTCATCTTGCGCGCTTTGTCTGGCGTGATCGCCTCACCGGCAGCAAGCCTACGTGCCCATCGGATCGTCGCAGCCACCAGCCCATCTCCACCACGCCCTGCTTCGTACAATTCGATACCCTTCCTGAACGCGCTCCGCACTCGTCCGCCCGGCCTGAAGTCTATCCCGTCATAACCTGCCGCCTTCGAACCCTGCTCCGCAACGGCTGCCGCGATGGCATCACCCTGCTCCTGCATCAGCTCGCTCAAGATGCGCACAAACTGTGTTTCGATGCGTTTTGCACGCAAATCAAACTGCTTCCAGATGGCGACGTGCTCAGGAGACCCAAACTCGATGAATCCACGACGTCCCATCGTGCCCGACATCTTTTTGATCGCCCTTGTTTCGTCTTGCCTGTTATCTTGATTTGTCGCTGGCGGAAGCACTGGCATCATCGGGGTGTTACCCCACGGGTATTCGCCGCCCTCAGGAAGCATTTGCGGAGCAATTTGCGACAAAACGCGATTAAGCGGAACACCCATCGCCACCCACTTACCTGCCTGATCGGCAAGGCTCGCCTTGTCAGGCTGCAGTGCGCTTACGTGCGTGGTGTCGAACTCCACAAGGTCAACATCCGGAAAAAACTTGAGCATTTGCTCGGTGATTTCAGATGCAATCATCGCTCCCTCGGGAATCAGGCAATCCGTCCACAAACCTTTGTAAGCTTGCTCGATATTGCTATATGTCGCGTGTTCGTGGTCACCAATCAGCTCAGGCGGAACACCATAGACTGAGGCCACATCTGAGCGCGTCCACTTCATCAGCTCGATAAACTGAGCATCCTTTGGCGAGACACCCATCGTCTGAAAGTTTGCCGCTTGACCAAGCACGGCCAGACGGTGCGCTTTGTCTGCCCCCTTGAAGCGCCGCTCAAGGCTTTCGCGCAACTGCTCTGTTTGCTCGCGTGACCACGCGGTTTCTTTATCCTGCGGCGAGACAACGCCTGCAATTTGCAGCCCGTTTTTAAAGATCGAGTGATTCGATTGCAGCGCTCCGTGCGCCGTGTCAATGGCCAGCCTAGTCGCCGCGATCGGAGACAAGCCCATAAACTCGTCCAGCGGGTTTGGGTGCCTGAACCAGATCACCTCATCAGGCGTGAACGGAAGCCGCTCGTTATCCCAGTCGTATATCCACCCGGCAATGTAATCCTGCTCGTGTGGGACAAGACGCATCCTGTCCGGCCGTGCCCACCATATCTCTCGTGGCGTCCCTTGCCCGTTGGGTCCACGCTCCAAAACCCAGAATGCCTGCCCCCATAGGCACAAGCTCAACTCGGTCATTTGCATCAAACGGTTGTACGTCCAATGAGGATTCACGCTTTGCATCAAGTCCGTGAACGGACCATCCGTTACCTCAACGCGCTCGCCATTGACCATCCGGTAGGCCCTAAGCGGGAGGCTTGCTACGTTGCGGGCACGAAGTGTGCTACACGCATAAACGCTTGATGACGTTGCGATATAGTCGCCATACGCTGGCGGTGCGAACGGTTCGGGGTCTTTGCCCCAATAGGTATCAGCGGGCTCGACAACCGCAGGCCCAAGCCGGAACGCCTTGAGCGCGTGCTGTATTCTGTCGATCCATCGCATACGCTACCCCCAAACTAAAAAGCGCCGCCCCAGGAGGAGAACAGCCACCAGGGCGGCAACTATCTTGGATTGTATCACAACGGCTGGTCAAGTATCACGCAAGTGCACTCACACCACATCACCAAACTGCCGGCAATGCTTCTCCATCTCCCACTTGGCAAACCCATTGCGCATCATCGCTTGCTTCAGGAGCGGATTGACATCATCTGGCAAGGATTCTGCAAGCTGCATCCACTCGTTACCTGATACCAAGTGTGGTCTGTCGAGCGCTTGCCACACGGGGTCGGGTAATTCATAGGTGCAATTTAAGCGCTCGAGTACCTCAATCAACAACTTCAGCGTCTTGCGCTCGCGCGACACAAATCCACGCAACACCTCACGGTTGTCTGCCTTGCGCCCTGTATCCTGCAGCACTGACGCGAACTTATTCATCGAATGATTCAAATGCATTTTTGTTCTCCTCTAACAGTGACCGCCCAGTTTGAGCGTTTCACGGCGCGACCGTAAAAGAGGCTTGGGCGGTGCTGTGATTATATCACGCAAACGCCACCTCACCACGACCAAGCATCAACTCCGTCATGGCCCAAACCAACGCATCCATCCTGTCAGGCGAGGCCATACCAGGCTGCCAAGTACACAGCTGGTCCTCCAGCTTCGCGTGACTCCCGACGTGTGACACCTTGCCCTGTTCGTAGAGTGCCGCCACCGGCTCCGCTCTGGCCACCTTGCCACGACTCGCGTGAACCAGCCGCAACGGAACGTCAACATCCACCGTCCTAAGCACGTGC